CGGTTCGTGCCGATTTGACTTATCAGCAAGGTCTTGATCGTATGTGGTCGCGTTCGACCCGTTATGATTTTTACTTTCCTGCATTTGCGATGTTGGGTGAGCAGCCTGTTTACAATCGCGAAATTTATGTAACCGGTGGTTCTACTGATAGTAATGTTTTTGGTTATCAAGAGCGTTGGGCCGAGTATCGTTATAAGCCTTCCAAGATTACTGGATTGTTTAAATCTACATCTGCTGGCACTATTGATAATTGGCACTTGGCGCAAAATTTTACTTCTTTGCCCACTTTGAATAATACTTTCATTCAGGAAAACCCTCCTGTTGATCGTGTTGTTGCTGTTGGTTCTGCTGCCAATGGTCAGCAATTTATTTTTGATTCTTTCTTTTCTTGCCGGACTGCACGACCAATGCCGTTGTATTCTGTGCCCGGTTTGATTGATCATTTCTGATATGTTTGGAATTGATGATGCCATTATTGGGAGCGTTGGCGGCGCTCTCATGTCTGGTTTACTTAATAATTCTGCTGCGTCTGCTCGTCAGGATTCCGCTCAGGATTTTTCTGCCGAGCAATACGCTACGCGTTATCAGACATCTGTCGCTGATATGAAGGCTGCGGGTTTAAATCCTATGCTTGCTTATGGTGGTTTGTCTGGTTCGTCTCCTACTTCTTCGGCTGCTTCTAGCGCTGGCACTCCTGATTTGGGTGCTGCTTATTTGCAATCTAAGATGAATACTGCGCAAGTCGCTAATATTCAGGCTGATACTGAAAATAAGAAAGCTTCGGCTGATCTTATTGAGGCTCAAGCTATGAATCAACGCGCTTCTGCTGGTGCTGCTACTGCTTCGGTTGGTCAAATTAATGCGACTGTTGACAAGATTCGTGAGGAAATTAAAAATATTCCTTCCGAAGGTCAACGTATTCGTCAAGCTGCTCAGATGTTGTCTCAACAATCTACTTTAATGGCTCAACAAGGTGAATCTCAAGGCGTTATTCGCCGACATCTTGAGGCCATGATTGCTAAGTTGCGTTCTGAGACTACTTTGTTGAATCTTGACGCTTCCGCTGCTGAGTCTTTGGACAATTTGGGTCGGACTTCAAAAGAATTGAAGCCCGTTGTTGATATTATTCGCGGTTTGATCCGTAAGTGAGGTTTTTATGTTTCTTCGTTCTTCGGTCAATTACGATCGTGATGTTGTTTCTTCTGAAACTGGGTTGTTTTGTCCTGAGGAGTCCTTGGCCGTTCAATCGGCTGAGGCTGAATCGAACATTAATACGATTGTGCGTAAGTTTGGTTTGACTGGTGAGTTACCCGGGCAGGTGGCTATGCCTCAGTCTGGTGATTTCACCAATATTCCCGATTTTCATACTGCTATGAATTTGATTCGTACTACACAAGAGGCGTTTCTCCGTGTTCCTGCTGAGGTTCGCGCTCGTTTTGGTAATGATCCTCAGGCATTTATGCATTTCGTTGAGGATGATGCTAATCGTGATGAGGCTCGTCGTTTGGGTTTGCTTAAGCCTGAATCTGTTCTCCCTGCTTCGGGTACTCCCGATGCAGGTGCCGCCGCAGGCTAACGTACTTGTCTATTAGGGAAATCCCTAGCCGCCTTCGGGCGGTTTTTTTGTTTTTGTGTGTATAATTGTTGTTGTGCGATGTTGCACTTTTTTTGGAGTTTTATTATGGCGAATGCTATTCCTATGTCTGATGCTGATCGTTTGTTGGTTCGTAAGGGTCTTACCCTTTTGGTCGCTTCTTTGAAGCGTTCTGCTCGTTCTGCTCTTAACCCTGACGTTGCCGGCATTTATGAGCGCAATGCTGCTGAGGTTGAGGCTTTGTCTGTTAAATTTGCTTGATTGGAGATTACTATGTTGCAAATTATTGTTTCCGTTAAAGATACTGCTGCTCAGGCCTTTGGCCGTCCTGTTTTTGTTCCTGCTATTCCTGTCGCAGTTCGTTCTTTCCGTGACGAGGTGAATCGTAAAGATTCCACTGAGGATCTTGCTCGTCATCCTGACGACTTCGAGCTTTATGAGCTCGGTTCTTTTGACGATTCCACTGGGATCGTCCAGGTGCTTGAAGCGCCCCGTTTGGTGGCGCGTGCTAAGGACTTGAAAGAGTCCGTTTAAGGTGGTATAACCACCGCTAGACCAGTTTTCTACTTGATGTAACTGGTCTAGGTGACACCTTTTTCTAAGGTGTCTTTTTTGTCAAACTTTGGAGCATCTATGAAGTCTTATCGTTCTCGTGTTAACAAGGGGAAATCTGCTAGGCGGTTTAATAGCAATACCCGCACGGTTGCTGCCGCCAACATCGGCAAGAACCCTATGCGTGGTGGCTGGCGTCTTTAATGCCTTGTTACCATCCCATGCCGGCTGTCCGGATGGTCGATGGCTCGGTAAAGTTTGTAAGTCGTTCTAAGAGGGGTGTTGATGGTTCGCTTGAGCTGCCGTGTGGTCAATGTATTGGATGTCGCCTTGAGCGGTCCAGGCAGTGGGCTATGCGTTGTCTCCACGAATCCTCGCTTTATGAAAGCAACTCCTTTATTACGCTTACCTATGATGACTCTAATTTGCCCGCTGGTGGTTCTTTGAATTATCCTGATTTTCAACGTTTTATGAAGCGTTTGCGTAAGAATTCTAAGGCTAATATTCGCTTTTATATGGGTGGCGAGTATGGCGAGTCCACTTCGCGTCCGCATTTTCATGCTTGTTTATTTGGATATGATTTTCCTGATAAGGTTTATTTTCGTAAGTCTGCTTCGGGTGAGAAGCTTTATACTTCTAAGTTTTTAGAGTCTTTGTGGCCATTTGGCCTATCTTCTATCGGTGATGTTACTTTTGCTAGTGCTGCGTATATTGCGCGGTATTGTGTGCAAAAGGTTACTGGTGATGCTGCTGATGTGCATTATGCTTGTCCTGAGTTTGTTGATGAGGATGGTGTTATTCGTACGTCAGTTGTGCCAGAGTTTAACCATATGTCGTTAAAGCCCGGTATTGGTGCCCGTTGGTTGTCTAAGTATCAGACTGATGTTTTTCCTCGGGATTATGTTGTTGTTAATGGTATTAAGACTAAACCTCCGAAGTATTATGACGTTCTTTTTGAGCGTGAGAATCCCGGTGTTTTTTCGGATTTGGTGGCTCAGCGTGAGCTTGATGCCTATGATGGGTTTCTTGCTGGTGAGCAGTCTACTGCTCGTTTGAATGTTAAGGAGCAGGTTAAATCTGCTCAACTTGTTCAATTGAAAAGAGGTTTTTTATGATGATGCATCGTAATCGTTCTGTGGATCCGCATAAATTTGCGATGATCCCTAAGGCTGATATTCCTCGTGCTTCTTTTACTCGTCAGTTTACGCACAAAACCACGTTTGACGCTGGTTATCTTGTGCCTATTTATGTTGATGAGGTTTTACCCGGTGATACTTTTAATTTGAAGATGACGGGTTTTGCTCGTCTTGCTACGCCTATTACTCCTATTATGGATAATATGCATTTGGATACTTTTTTCTTTTTTGTTCCCAATCGATTGATTTGGGACAATTGGCAAAAGTTTATGGGTGAACAGGTGAACCCTGGTGATTCTATTTCTTATGTTGTTCCTCAGCAGGTTTCTCCTGCTAATGGTTATGCTGTTGGTTCTTTGCAGGACTATATGGGATTGCCTACTGTTGGTCAGGTTGAGACTGGTCGCACTGTTTCCCATTGTGCTTTTTGGCCTCGTGCTTATAATTTGATTTGGAATGAATGGTTTAGAGATCAGAATTTACAGAATTCGCTTACTGTCGATACTGGTGATGGTCCCGATGCTAGTGCTGCTACGAATTATGCTTTGAAGCGGCGTGGTAAGCGTCATGATTATTTTACGTCTGCGTTGCCTTGGCCTCAGAAGGGCAATCCTGTTAGTTTGCCATTGGGTACTTCTGCGCCTGTGAAGATTGACCAGTACCAGGGGCCTGGTTCTCTTGATGGGAAGTTTTATATTCCTAATACTGGTGGGTCTGGTACTGCTTATCATGGTTATGCAAACAACGCAACCGGTTCTGGTTTTGGTGTTTTTGGTAATGATGTTTCTGCTAGTCTTTATGCTGATTTGAGTACTGCTACTGCTGCGACTATTAATCAGTTGCGGCAGTCGTTTCAGATCCAGAAGCTGCTTGAGCGTGATGCCCGAGGTGGTACTAGGTACACTGAGATTATTCGTGCCCATTTTGGTGTTATTTCTCCTGATGCTCGTTTGCAACGTCCTGAGTATCTTGGCGGTGGATCTACTCCTATTTTGATTAATCCTGTTGCGCAGACGTCTGCTACTACTGCGAGTGGGTCTGATACTCCTTTGGCAACTCTTGGTGGTGTTGGTACTGCTTTAGCTCGGCAGCATGGTTTTACTCAGTCTTTTACTGAGCATGGCGTTATTATTGGTATGGTATCTGTTCGTGCTGATTTGACTTATCAGCAGGGATTGCCTCGTATGTGGTCTCGTTCTACGAGGTATGATTTTTATTTCCCGGCTTTTGCGATGCTTGGTGAGCAGCCGGTTTATAACAAAGAGATTTATGTTCGTGGTGATACTGCTCAGGATGATGCAGTTTTTGGTTATCAGGAGCGTTGGGCTGAGTATCGTTATAAGCCTTCACAGATTACTAGTTTGTTTAGGTCTACTTCCGCTGGTACGATT